TATTGCTTCCAGTTTGATTGTAAAAATTAGAAATTCTTCCAAGTGTTGTATTTCTACTACCACTTGTGTTAGAATATGATGAACTTCTTCCAATGGCAGTATTTCTTATACCATCTGTAGTAGAATATAAAGCGTAAACTCCAAATCCTGAGTTATGTTCTCCAGTAGTTATTGAATATAAACTTTGGTATCCTACTGCAGTACATTCAGTCATTGATTGTCCACTTGCACCATGCATAGACAATCTACCTATAGCAACATTTGACGAACCTGATTCATTATAATTTAAAGCATTTGTACCAATAGCAATGTTGCTACTACCACTTATATTCTCTGCCATAGAATAGCTACCAACTCCGACATTATGTTGCCCAGTTGTGTTATCTAATAATGCACTTCTACCAACCGCTACATTAGAAACTCCAGTTGTTATTGCATACAATGTTTCATAACCAAGTGCGGTATTATCAGAATGTGAGTTACCACTTACACCAGTCATTGAAAAAGAACCTAATGCAACATTTCTTTGACCAGTTTGATTATAAAGACTTGTTTGTTCTCCGATGGCAACATTATAACCGCCAGTTGTATTATTTTTTAAAGCTCTCTTACCAATAGCTACATTAGAATCTCCAGTGCTAGTAAGTTGTAATGCTTCATATCCAAAAGCAATATTATTATCGCCACCTGATGCTATATTAGCTCCAGCAGAATAACCAAATATTGTATTACTTGAACCACTATCATTATTAGATAGACTAATGCGAGAGTTGGTATCAAGAATCAATTTAGCACTAGCAACTTGAAAAGTCATTGTGTCGCCATCGTGATTATATCTTATGCCACCCCTTGAACTATCATCTGCATCTCCAAAAAATACACTTGTCTCTTTATCAGTTGGTGATTTTATAGTAATTCCAGCATGGTCACTGTTTTCAATTACTAACTCATCTGCCCTATTATATATTGCACTTGAACCACCAGCAGAAGCTGAATGAATTGCCATTTTACCATTGGGTGAGTCTGTGCCGATACCGACATTGCCTTCATAAGTAATAGCCATTTTAGTATTACCAGCCCAGTCAGCATCTACATTAGAAGTACTAGCATTACCATCTAAAGCTATTCCAATATAACCTCTATTAGCAGTAGATTCAGTTCTATTAAAATAAATACCGCCTTTTCTATAAGTTGACTCAGTCTGATTACTAAATGCTATACCGCCTGATGCTCCAGTTCCTGAAGTTGTTTCTGTTATAGTAAGTAAAGGATTTGAAGATGCAGTAATTGATAAATTACCTTGAGGCGAAGTTGTGCCTATTCCAAGTCCAGTATTATTTAGGAGCATTCTTGTAGAGGAAGCAGTAACAAAAAGCAAATTAGAACCAGTAGTAGAAATACCATTAACATCAGTTCCATTCCTAGTAATTTCAATACCAGCATTAGCACCACCGCCTTGAATTTTTAATACGCTATTACTATTAGAGCCAACTACATGAAGTTTTGCACCACTACTGGGCGAGGTTGTGCCTATGCCAACCGAACCATTTCCAGCGATTGTCATAGCAGTAGTGTTTCCATTATCAACATTAAAATATAACTTACCGCTTGAACCTGAATAATTAGCTAAATAACCATCATCTTGATGTGCTTGTAAAGATATTCCCTCATTACCAGTTCCAGTAGTGCTATTTTGTAAATAAAGATAAGCACCATCAGCTTTATAAGCTGTTATAACTGCACTACCAGCTTGAGTTGTAGTTCCAATAAAAACTTCACCAGCATCAGTAATTGAGAATACATCACCACCTGAATTTGAATATCCTCTAAGTCTATTATCTACAGAGTTATATCCCCAATACCATCTAAGCGAATTACTTTCGTGAAAAACTACATTTGAATTTTTATTAGTTGAAGCATTTATTGTAATTTGTGTATGAGAAGTTCCAGTTGTGTTAAAATTTGCAATTTCAGCACCAGTTGATGTAGTTACGCTTAATTTTCCTTCAACTATCTCATCATAAGCAAAGCTACCAGCACCTTCAACTTTAAAATCTCCAGTAACTACTAAATCGCCATCAACTGTACCGCCACTAGCTAAACCAGCACTTATATTACTTATCATTGATTTTAGCATTCTACTATCCTAACCGCTCCAGTTGTTGTTGAGGTTGAGTTGTAATTGAAGTAAATTGTTAATCCTAAACCTCTTGGAACTGTAATAAATGTGAGTGTGTTTTTTGGAATTAATAAATCATTTGAAGCATTTACATCTGTTTCACTAGATGCAAAGTTAAAATAAATCTCTACTGCACTATAAATACCTACAGAACCTGTAGATGCTTTTAGCAGTTGATGTGATGTGTTTGATACATCAGCACTAGAACCTGCTGTTCCTGCTGATGCTACAGTCCATTCTCCCCCGACTGTAGTATTTAATGCTTCCTGTACTGAATATATGTGAGTATCTGCCATTTTTCTCCCTCTCTAAGCTATGACACAAGCGTGAATGAGACTTGTGATTAATTATTTTTTCTTTTTCTTTTTAAAACTTTTTTTATATGGAGAAAAATCATCTTCCCCATTGACTCTAATAAAACCTTGTGATTCTAGTGATTCTAGTTTTTCAGGGTGCTTATCAAAGACTTCGTTTTCTAGTCTTTCAACTCTTGCTAATTTTTTTGAATACCAATATTGCATGTTATCTCCTAGTTATTGGGGGCATGAAAACCACACCCCCAACTATTACTGATTAAGATACGTTAGTAAACTTAACACCTTTTTTGTTATCAGAATCGTCAATTAGCTTTACTCCGTAAAGTAAATCACTAACAACTTTAGTTCCAAGAGCATCGATTGAATACTCGCTCTGAACTCTAACATCGTTCTGAACAGCTATAACACAAGCTGACTTGTGAAAAATAGCACCAGGAATTGTAGATGCAGTACCACCAGTAGAAACTGTATTGGACATATAAACATCAATTCCATAAAGTGAGCCAACTAAACCAGATCTTAGTCCACGATTACCTTCACCGACTGCATCATTTCTGATAAAGTATTGAGCAATACCAGCAGAAGGATTAAGTATGTCTGCAAATAAAGTTGGATTAACAACCATTGCACACTCGCCATCCATGTAAGGAATATCGTTCTCACCTAAAGTAGCAAGTACGCTTTCAAATACACTAGCAGTTAAAGTGTCATCAGCAGATAGTGCTTGAGACTCATTTAAGCCATCTAACTCACCCCAAATATCAGCATCAACTTGACGAGCAAGAGACTCACCCATCATTCTTGAGTATTTCTCTACTAAGTCAGCTTCTGACTGAATCATAGCCACATCTTCAAATAATTTTGCGACATATTTGTGTTTATTAATTGTTAATTGAGTTTCTGTTGTTGCAGTAGCGTCATAGCTAACATCTGCACCAGCAGACTTATCACTAGCACTTATTAAGCTCATTTCAGGAATATGTATTACATCTCCATAGCCTTTTCCACCAATAAGAGCAGAATAGTCATCAATTAACCCACGAAAGACAGTTTTTCTTTCAAAGAATTTATAGATGCCATCAGCCCAAATTTCAGGTATAAAATGCTGGTCTGTACTTGTGGTAACTGGATTACCTTGATAATGTTTAGACATTTATTTACTTTCTCATGTATGTTTCCAATATCGTACTCCAGTTCTTTCTTCGTTCTGCTCCTGACATTTCAGTCCAATCCCCTACTTGTTTAGTTGGGATTGTTCCTTTGTTATCAGGTGGGTTTACAACTTCTGTGTTAGTAAACTCTTCAACAATACTTAAAAGAACCTCAGTATCAACATTGGCAAATTTTTCTCGTTTATTTTCAGGAAGTTGAGCTAAAGCACCCTCACGAAGTCTTGCATCCATTGCTTCCCATCTCTCCTTGTAAGGTTTGTAGGATTCAATTTCACCAGCAAGATCTGCATTTAGTTCTTGCCACTTTTCTTCTTCACGAAGTTTTGCTCTTCGTTCTTCTTCCTCTTTACTTTTAAAAGACTCAAGACTTTCTCTAAGTTGATTTCTTTCTGAAATAACTTCATTCAACCTTGAAATCGGTACATTGTTTTCGACTTGTGTGTCGGCTTCCTGTTTTACATCTGGCTCGATGGTTGTTTCTTCTGACATTTTAACCTCTTCAGTGAGTTATGAAATCGCAAGAATTACCCTTGCATTAATATATGGTATAATATAAATTAGTACATCAATCTAATGCAAGAAAAAAATTACGAATTTAAAAAAAAGTGGTTTGATTATTTAGGTTATAAACCACATCAAGGGCAAATGCCTTTACATTTTCCTGAAAAGCAAGATGCTAGATTTCAAGTTGTAGTATGTGGCAGAAGATTTGGGAAAACTTGGGCAAGTGCTATGGAGGCTACTTATGTAGCATCGCAACCTAATAAACGAATATGGGTTGTAGGTATGTCCTACAAAAAAGCTAGGCTTATATTTAGAGAAATATGGCAGAGAATGGTTATAGGACAACCTGATGATGTTGATAAAGCATCAGAAAAAGATATGTATATTCGTTTTAAGTGGGGGACTACTGTAGAAGGAATGTCAGCAGATAATCCTTCTAGTCTTGTAGGGGAAGGTCTTGACCTACTTGTAATTGATGAGGTTGCTAAAATGAATAAAAAAATATGGGATATGTATTTATCTCCTACGGTAGCAGGTAGAAAGGGAAAAGTTATTTTTATTACAACACCTGAAGGCAGAAACTGGATATATGATTTGTTTAAATTAGGTAGAGATGATCCTATGTGGGAAAGCCATAGTTCTCCATCATGGATAAATGAGCATGAGTTTCCATTAGGCATTGAAGATCCTGCTATAATAGAAAGAAAAAGAAATATGTCCAAAGAATTGTTTGGTCAGGAATTTGGTGCAGAGTTTTCTGTATTTGAGGGTAAAGTTTGGGATTTTAACAGAGATTTAGATGTTGGACACTATCCTTATAACCCTGATTTGCCTACATATTGTAGTATTGACTTTGGATATAGGCAACCTGCTGTTTTATTTTTACAAACAGAGTTTGATGGCAGTATTGACCATATTAGAATATTTGATTCTATATTACACAAACAAAACATCAAAACAGAAGATTTAATTAAGATGATTAAAACAAAAGGCTATCCTATATTATCTTACTATGGTGATCCTGCTGGTAGCAATGTTCAAGGGCAAAGTGGTGCAGGAGACATGGAGATATTTAGGAGAAGTGGTATTAGAATTTTATCTACTAGAGATAGAATGAGTAGAAATCTTGTGGCTAGTGTAGCTTATACTAGAGGATTCTTTGAAAGTGCTGATGGAGTAAGGAGAGTACATGTAGACACAAGGTGTAAAGAAATAATAGAAGATTTTGAAGAATATAGGTATCCTGAGAGTGAGGATGGCAAACCAATCAAAGAAGAACCATTGAAAGATGGTTTTCACGATCACGGAAACGATGCATTTAGGTATTTTATAATCAATAGATTTCCGATGAGAAATCAAGAAATGAAGAGGATTCAAAGATAATGGAGAAGGTACTAAAAGATAAATTATTGGAAACTAAACTAATGATGTCTCATGCTAGAAGAAATGAGATAAGAAAACATCTAGATTATTATTCAGGTGTATCTACAGACCAATATATTAATAATTTTTTTACAGGGGATGCTTTTAATGAAATACCCCCAACGCTTACTAATTTTACTAGAAAGTTTATAAACAAGATAAGTAGAATATATAGTTTGGGTGCTAAAAGAACAGCAGGGGGTAGTAGCGAAAGATATTCAGAGCTCATTCCTACTAAAGATGTTCGCATGAAACATTCTGAAAGAATGACTAGATTACTAGGAACTGTTGCTAATAGAGTATATTGGATGGATGGTGTATTTGATTATAGACCTATTTATTATTTTGAAACATATTTTGAGGATAACCCATTTGAGCCTAGTGCTATTATATATCCTTTACTAAATAGTACAGCAGATTTATCTAATACAGCAGATTTACAGTGGGAATACTGGGATTCAGAGAAATATGGGATTATGAATGAAGAAGGTGAGTTAATGTCTGAGATGCCTAATCCATATGGAATGATTCCTTTTGTATTTACACACAGAGAAGATCAGATAGATTCATTTTACGTTGAAGGGGCATCTGATATTGTAAATTGTAATGAGCAGGTTAATATTGCTTTAACTGAAATGAATCTCGGCATGAGATTTAATATGTTTGGACAACCGTGGGTAACTGGATTAAGAGCAGACCAAAGTATGCTAAGAGCAGGTTCTAATACTATACTAGATATGGGAGAAGATGGTGCTTATAACATAACTAGCCCAGCAGGTAATATCGATGAGGCTATTAATAATATTAAGTTTCAAATGGAATTAGTTGCTACAAATAATCATTTATGGATTACATGGGCAGAATCAGGTGGAGAAGTTCCTAGTGGTATTTCTTTGATGATTAAAGATATGGAGAGAAAAGAAGATTATTATGACGATATAGCTCTTTGGAGAATGTATGAAAAGCAATTCTATAATGTAGAGAGAGTTATAGCAGAATATAACGGTATTTCATTACCTGAAGAATTTGGAGTAGACTTTGAAGAAGTAGAATATCCAAAAACAATTCAAGATCAGATACTTAAAGATGAATTTGATATTAAAAACAATCTTATAACTAGAGCCAAGATAATGGTTAGAGATAATAAAGATTTAACTGTAGAGCAAGCTCAGTTAATTATAGATGAAAATAAAAATATTAATGAACAAGAAAATCCTGTGGTGATAAATGAAGTTAAAGATAACAACTAATTTTAGTTTTGAAAAGTTAGCAAATCAGATTCCAGACTTATATAAACAATATTTTAGTGCCTATGCTAAAGGAGCAGAAGCAGGAACTAAAGAAAATATTGACCAATCTAAAAATGTTCAAGGCAAAGCCCTTACATCTTTTACAGCTAGAATACAAAAAAGAAAGCCTTTAATAAAAACAGGCAAAATGAGAAAAAGTCTAAAGTCAGACAATAACACACTTTCTATTTTAGAGTATGGTTATAAACACAATGAAGGTCTTTGGGCTAATTTAAGACCTATAACAAACGTAAAAGACTTTATTGGCATAACAAAACCACTTGAAGAAGTAATAAATAAAAAATTTATAGACAATATAAATAAAGCTCTTAAAAAATAAGTCATTGTATTAAATTAGTTATTATTCATAGATTAATAAATGGATAATGAATTAATAAGACTACTGATTGATTATATGACTCAAAGAGAGTCAGATATAGTAGATTTAAACAGAAAAATACTGGAATTAGAAGATTTAATGGTTATAAATAATAACCTACTAGGATTTTTAAGTCAATGTATTGCTCCTTACCAACAACAGCAAGAATACACCATAGATAAAGAAATACAAGCATATTTAGCTAAATACTCTATAGAAAATGAGTCTTGGGGTAAATCATAATGAATGATTTTGGTTTTTTAAAGTGTATTTGCTTAAAATGTCATTGGGTATGGGAAGTATTATCTATAGAGCCCGATAGAAATCAAGAATGTCCTGAGTGTAAGTCTTTTGATACTAGAAGTTTTCTAAAGGACTTTGATATTTAATGCTTTTTCTCGTTTTTCTACTTTTTCCTGCCATTCTTTACGCTGTCTAGGTGTCTGTCTACCCTGTTTAGGCATTTCTACGCCTACAGCTTCAGCTCTTTCTCTCCACCTCCTAGCCTCTCTCCGCTTTTTATTCTTTTTGGCTCTTTTTTTCTCATCTAGCTTTATTTGTACGGGGTTTTCAGGAACTACTGGTCGTTGTGGAAATACCTGCACTTCTTCAATATCTTCAATAATCTCTGCCTCAACAGGAACTTGCGTATTTAAGAACTTCTCAAATGGACTTTGATGATTATCTACCTCGACTCGCTTTATAAGTTTACCCGAATGCTCTAATACAAGCCTACCAGCCTGAACATTACCAGCCTCAGCCTCACGAACCATGCTATTTAAAACATTAGGCAATCTAGCACCAAATGTAACCATATACTTCTGATAATACACTTCTACAAACTCAGGATCTTTAAACCAATTTCGTATTGTAGCTGTTGTAACACCAGCTTTATCTGCAACAGCTTGTATTGACGACTCAGGGGAAGAAACTAGCATATCTATAGCGATAGATTTCTCTGGTTTCCACTTAACTGGCAATGTAACACTCATAATAAACCTCTATTTATGGTATATTCTACGGACTTTATTTTTTTTATACAAGGGATTTTACCTGAATCCTAATAAGGCAATACTACTACTATACAATACATAAGATAAAAGCGTAGCTTTTATTAGGACTTTCTTTCAAAAAATTTTTTATAAGATGGGGCTAAGTGTTTGTTATACAACATTTTGTGGGGAATGCGTATAAAGCGATAGGTATAAATTTACATACGCCTATAGGTACTTGTCAAGGGTTTTTTAAAAAAATATTAAAAAGCGTGGAATCTAGCAAAGACTTGGCACAATACCAAATAAAAAATAAAAAAAAGATTTTACTTGACATTGTGGGGGGTATGGTCGTATAGAAAATAAAGTCCAAAAAAACACTTGACAAACAGCAATCTAGTCTAATTAAATATTTAACCTCTTTACTCTTTCTACTTGCTTTTGTACTCTATTAGTGTTATGGAGTCTATTTAGTAGTGCCTTGATTGGATTCATGCGAAATTAATTGATTTTGTCGAGAGTAAACGCTCAAAACATAGCCTAAATGGAGAGATTATGCTTTTTTAGTGTTATGGTACTTACGGATCAATTTCTAGCCATTTAGAGCTCTTTTTAGAGATCCTATGAAGTTTTGTAAAAGTCAAGAAAAAAATTACATAAAATGAATTTTTTTTGGATAGATTTAAAAATAGATGAAAAAAATACTTGACTTTCTCATAAATTAGAATATTTTAAAATCATTAATAGGGATTAAAAAAAAATAAAGTTAAATGATTAACTTTTTTTTACTTGACACATCCAAAAATAATTTTTTACATTTGAACTCAAATTAAATAGAAAGGTAATTAATTATGGCTAGTTTAAATAAAATAGGTACTCATGCAACTTCAGTTTACACTCATGAAGATACAACATACGTCAAGTATCATTACACAAACGTTGTCTCATTCAATAGAGATGAAATTACATTAAATACAGGCGGATATTTCACGAATACAACTAAGACAAGAATGAACCAAACATCAAACCAATTTGGGTTGGGTTTTAGGGTTTATCAGAAAAATTTTGATTGGTTCGCTGAATATGACGGAAAGACATTTGAGTTTTTAAAAGATGAATTAACATTGGAAAGGGTTTAAAATGGAATTTTTAATTATCAGAGATGAAGAAACCATTGGAGGTTTGAAAATCAATATGAATGAACATTCATTGCTAGATTTTAATCAAGACTTAGATTGGTTTTTAGAAACTAGATTTGAAGAATTTTTTGAAAATATCTGTAAAGATTTTTTAAATAATTTTGATGACTTTGAATTTTTAGGATTGAAAGATAAATTAGTTTCTATGGATTTATGGAATAAATGTGATGTGTCTTGTAACGTCTTACAAGATTGTTTTGAGGTGTTAATATTTGGGGATGACGGATTGTTGGAATTTGAAATTAAGCCTTTGAATGATATTAAATTTTTTGAGGTTTAAAAATGATGGAGGCAAAAATTAAATTAATTGAATGGATGGTATCTCATACAGATGAAAATGAATATTTTGAGATGGTTGAAAAGTTGGGTTTATGTCCGAAACAATCAGTTATTGAGGTATTATTAGGCATAGGAAAATAGGTTCACTGAAGATGGGTTTTATACCCGAAACGCTCATTTATTTGAGCGTCTGAATCAAATTAGAAAGGTAATAAAATGAGTAAAAAAAACGTAGTTGTAAAACTAGAAAAGCCAACCGATGACGATATTAAAAGCGTTATAAAGGCTGGGATTACACATAGTTTAGAACAGGAAAAAATGGCTCAAATTATAGTAGCTGATATTGTCAATATGAACAAACAACATTGCACAACAAAAATGACTAGGGCGTTGGATGATATTTTTGCGAATGGAGAGGCTGAAGAAATAGACAATACTAAAAAGTTTGTCAAAACTCAGTTGCAAACCATCATTAAATCAAAAGCCGTTCAAACAGCTTTATTAGGTGAAGATATTAAATTAAAATCTTTGACTATTAAAAAAGTAAACAACGGGGTTCTAGATGGTGATAAATGCCTAAATAAAGACAAATTTCAAGATAAGCACTTAGGTTTGTTTAGGGTTATAATTGAGAGCAAGAAAACAACCCCAAAGTCATTTGATGAGGAATTGTCAAAACTTATGGAGAAACATGGCAAACACGCACATGACCTTATAAGTAGTGCTTTGAATTGGTTATCAGTGGAACAAGTTATGGAGGAACTCGAGACAAAACAAGTTGCCTAATCCTATATTATACTGAAGATGACCTAATGAGGTCGAAACAGGGGTTTTATATCCCCTGTCTATAATTTGGAGGAATTATCATGAACTTAAAACAAATTGAGAAATCAAAGCTATTTCAAGATGATTGGAATAATTGCACTGTAATTGCCTCATCAATAGCTTTTAATTTAGACTATGACAAAACAAGTCGATTTTATACCCTACATGGTAGAAAATGGAGAGATGGCTTATATCATTGTGATACTGATAGAATCATCAAACTATTAGCCGAGCAAGAGGGTTATGAAGTTGATTTTTTTGCCTTTGATAAACATGAGGCAAAAAGATTGAAAGGCGTTTATAATTGGAAGAGAGGAAAATTTATAAAAAGACCTCATTTTCAACGTTATAAATTCCAAGCTGACAAAAAGAATCCAATGGATTTAATGACCTTAACTCACAATCTAACGCCTAATAATCAGCATATGTACTTAGAACGGGGTAATTATATTCTAGGCTGTCAAGGTCATGTATTAGCTGTTAAAAATGGATTTGTGGAAGATTGGACAGAGGGTAGAAAACATAGAATAAATAAAATTTGGAAGATAACCAAAACAGGAAAAAAAGTTAAACCTTTAACTTTTTCAGAATACTTCAATAATAGAGAAAGGTTGCTATAATGAGCAAAGATAAAGTAAATAAAGTAGTTACAGATATGCAAAAGAAAATAGCTTTAGCTGTTTTAGATGAGATTGAGGAACTTATAAATACAGGCGTGTTTTATAATTCGGGTTGGGATGAACCCGAACTAATGAAAGATATGGGTTTTAGGTTTGATGATGATGATTTACTTGGTGGTATTGAATTAGCAAGGGAGTACATCAATGGATAAGTTTGTAGTAATTGCTAATTGGGATTCATGTGATTCAGTGGTTTATGGGTTGTTTGATTCCATTGAAGATGCTAAGGAATTTTGCGATAATTGGAAGTATGATGATTACGATTCTAGGCATGAGTTTTATTTAGATATTGAAAAATTGAGGGAGGTAAAATGAATCACTTATCTGTTTTTCTAGCTATTTGTATAGGATCAATTTTTGGCTTCTTTATATTAGGTGGTCATTATTTCCTTGTATATCTCAATGTATTATTTCCTAGTTTATTTTGGATTTACATGTTAAGTTTACTGATCAAAAAAATAAAAGGCTTTATATATGGGACATAGACAATGTAAAATTTGCTTGGTAATAAAACCAAAAACAGAGGAATTTTTTTATAAATCTGGTGGTGGTGGTAAAAGAAAAGGATTAGATATAAATGGTAACCCTTACCTAACCCACAAATGTCGAGATTGTTTTTGGACTCATAAAAAGAATTTGCCTAGTGGCAGGATTGCAAATAGAAAACGATTAAACGCTTATAAATTAAAGGCTAGTTGTAGTTGTGGTTATTCCCTGAAACGAGACAAAGAAAGATTTAGTACAAGGTCGCTGACATTTCACCACGAGCATAATAATAAAGTGGCTAATATTTCTAACATGATGAATCATTCATGGAAAAAAATATTAAAAGAAATTAATAAATGTATAATTATATGTTTTAATTGCCACATGGCTCTACATGGAAAGGAGGGATAGTTGGATAAAATAAAATATAAAAAGATAGAATTAAATATATCTGAAAAAGTTTTTTCAAAAATGAAACAAGATATTATAATTAGAAAGATGGCAGATAATGCCTATGGCTTAAATGACCAAATATTAATTAAGATTGTTAAATACATAACTGACGGAGAAGATAAAGTTGAAATTAGTTATAAAACTGAGAGGTCTTAAAATATTGCTTGACTATAATTTATATTATATGTAACTTAAATCTAACAATAGGAGAACTTATGGAGATTATATTAATGTTATCTATTATGGCACTTATAATATGGGTTGCTAAATTGAAAACAGACTTAAACATTGAGAGAGCAAAGGTAGATACCTACAGGTATTATTCTCTCAAACTTAACCATCAAATTAGGGGGATTAAATAATGCTAAACAAAGTTACAAAAAAAGAGTGTATGGAGGCTATCGAGTATTTATTTACTATGGGTTATACTTTAGAAATGACTAGCGATAAGCGATTTTATACTGAGATACTACTTAAAAAAGTAGCTAATGATTATAATATTAAACTTGAAGGCATAGATGAGGTTGATGAATAATGAAAACTACTAGCAGTGAATGGAGAGACAAAGAGGCTGACCAGACTATTAAGCATTGTAAGAAATGTAATAAGTGTTGGGAAAGGATGGATATTGAAAAGTCTAGGTTAGGTGGGCAAACAATAAATAAGTATGTTACGTTTTATGAGGACTTTGTAACATATGGTAAGGCTAAAGTTACTTGCCCTGTGTGTGAGGGTAAAACATCCCATGCACAAATGCTTAGAGATTTTGTCTTATATGAAATAATAAAAAGTTAAACGTTTAACTAAATAGGAGAACAATAATGTTAAAGGAAAAACAAAAGATAGCATATCTTGAAACAAAGCAGTACCAAAAAGATTGTACTGAATTTAATAAAGAACTATGTGATTTATTATCTGATTATGTAAATAGCATGAGCCAATTAAAGTTTGATAAATTTTCTGAGGTTGTGCTACCTACTATATTAATACATCATATTAGTAATTACTTTGAACATCATCTTATAAAGAATGAAGAATCTGTAGATGCTTTTGTTGGCAGTATAAAAGATACTATAATGGATAATTGTGGTATAGAACATGAGTGCAATGATTATAAATTCATTGAGGATTTAGGAGCGATGGCATGAATGTATTAGAATTGTTCGCAGGTTCAAGATCACTTTCAAAAGTTGCAGAAAAATTAGGTCATAATACCTTTACATCTGATATAAATAACTTTGATAAGATTGATTATGTAACTAATATAATGGACTTCAACCCCAAGAAAGTACCATTCCAACCCGACTTTATATGGGCATCTGTACCCTGCTATACATTTAGTGTAGCATCTATAGGTCATCATTGGAAAGGGGGCAACAGAAGTTATACACCTAAAACCTCAAGTGCATACATGGGATTAGCTATAGCCAAAAAAACTATAGAGATTATAAATCACTTTAATCCTAAGTATTATTATATTGAAAATCCTAGAGGCTTATTACGCAAGATGGAGTTTATGCAAGACTTACCTAGACATACTGTTTGGTATTGTCAGTATGGAGACGACAGAGCCAAGCCAACCGATTTGTGGACTAACGACAAGTCTTGGATTCCAAAGCCTGTATGTAAAAATGGAAACAAGGATTGCCACCACCAACCTGCACCAAGAGGCAGTAGAACAGGCACACAAGGTCTTAAGGGTAATTATGAACGCAGTATAGTGCCTAAAGACTTATGTTATGATATATTAAAAGATAAGGATGTATAATGACCAAGAGTAAAATACTAGCTGAGATACAGCAAGTGATGATAGGATTAGCAGAATCAGAGCGTAGGGAGATTTATAAATTTTTATTTGACTTTGTAAATCATAGTGATGATGAGTTAATTAAAATATTAATAAGAGCACAAGAAAAAAGCAGGAGATAATATGGATAAAGAAGATATTATTGAAAGACTAAATGAGATAGAAGATTTAGTAAATTATATGCTATCTAGAGATAAGAATACAAAACTTTCTGATATTGAATATTATATTGACACTATCAGTTATGAAATTGAAAAACTAAGATTGGAGTTAAAATGAAAATGCCTAGAGTATATATTAAGGATTATGTTTTAATAAAATATGAAAAGGAGTCTAGTAAACTTAGAATGTCTGGTGGGAGTTGGACAATTAATGTAGAGAAATTTCCACTTGCAAAGTATCATACTATTCGTTATATTACAAGGCAGTATGTCTACGATATAGATACAGAAGATGCACTTGCTAATGGTTTTTTTAAAAATCTAGGTGGTGAAAAGAAATTAGTCGTACCTATTAAACATTGGAGAAGAATAGAATATGCCCTATCCCTTTATAAAAAACATATTGCCTAAACATAAGGAGAATAACAATGTTAAGGATGAACCGAGAAAAAAATACAATAAAGACATCCGTAAAAAATTATTGTGCAAATTATGATGCAGGTTATAAATGCAGTGGAGTTATGATTGATAAAGACCTCAAGCAGTATATTGATGAGGATTATTATAATAAACCATGCAAGATCGCTAACGGAGAAGAGTGCAAATATTATGATAATATAGTAAGAAAAACAGCAGGTTTCTAAAGGAGGAAAAATGAGCAGTACATATTATGGTTCAATACCATTACCAATTAGGCATCACAAAGATTTAAAACCAATATCAAAATTGTTGTATGCTGAAATAACATCTACACTTAACGAACAAGGCAAATGTATAAAAAGAAATGCACATTTTGTTAAGGCTTTACACATAAGTATAAGCACAGTAAATAGTGCTTTAAAAGAGTTAAGAGAGTTTGGGTTTATACATGTTCAAATAGATATAGATAAACAAACTCATAAATTTATAAAGAGGTTTATTACACCTATCCCTACCTATATTTCGGAGGGGGTAAGACAATCTTCTAATTTTACCCATGCCGATAATCTAAATGGGGTTTCAGACTCTTCTCCTCTAAAAGACTTGGAAATGCCTAGTGGTATATTGGCTACATTATTATATAATAATAATACTATAGTAACTAATAAGATAGAACCTAATATTAGGCACACCCAATTAAATGATAGCATAAATGATAAGCAATTAGAATACATACAAAACATTGTAAATCATTTCTATGATAGGCAAAGTAAAAAGTTTCCACATCTATATTCTAATTGGAAAAGCGATGATGATTTAATAAATAAGTCAATCAATATGATTTATGATTTGATAAGATTAGATAAGGTAGATTATAAGCTAATTAAGGATGTTATATATTGGGCATTACAAGATAGATTTTGGCACAAGAACTTAATATCTTTAAAAACCCTAAGAAAGAAATCAGATAATGGTTTTACTAAATGGAATAATCTACTAACTAAATATAGGAGTGAAGCATAATGACCTTTGAGGAGAACGGAATATTTGTGAATGGCAGTGGGCAGGTAAAGACTACTTGTCCTAAATGTAGTAAAGGCAGGAAGAAGTCATACGACACATGCCTCTCAGTAAATGTTGATGAAGGTGTGTGGCATTGTCATCATTGCAGTTGGAAGGGATCACTAAAAGAAAAAGTTAAACATTTAACTTTACCACCTATTGAAAAACCTAACCCACCTAAGACAGAACTACCCGAAGAAGTTTACAAATGGTTTGAAGATAGATGTATAACTAGGGCAGTGGTTGATGCAGAGAAAATAGGATATGAAAATAGATGGATACACTTTCCCTTTTATAAAGATGAAGAAGTAGTTAATATTAAATCACGGACAGCAGATAAAAGATTTAAACAATCTAAGAATGCTGAGAAGTGTTTTTATAGATTTGATTCTATGAAAGGTATGGAGACTATTATAATCACTGAAGGCGAAATGGATGCTCTATCGCTTGTACAAGCTGGGTTTATGAATGTTGTATCAGTACCCGATGGTGCTCCTGCAAGTGGCTCAAATCCAACAGATAAGAAGTTTAGCTATCTGTTGTCAGCAGAAGAGCATTTAATGAATGCAGAGACAATTATATTATGTACAGATTCAGATAGTGCAGGTAAGTTTCTTAGGGATGAGTTATCAAGAAGAATAGGTAGAGAGAAGTGCTTTAGAATCTCATACCCCGATGGATGTAAGGATATGAATGATGTCCTTATAAAGCATGGCGAAGATGAGGTACAGAATATAGTTTCTAATGCACATCCGTATCCTATTGATGGTGTTGTGATGGTTCAAGACATTGAAGATGATGCCATTGATTTATTATTAAAGCCTCAACATAAGGGTTTATCTACAGGTTGGAGTGCTGTCGATCCTCATTATTTGGTTAGTCCATCAGAGGTTACAGTGGTTACAGGTGTACCTAATATGGGCAAATCAGAGTGGATGGATGCGTTAATGATTAATATGATTCAATCATATGGTTGGAGATTTGGTATATTCTCAGCAGAGAATTTTCCAGTTGAACATCATTTACTTAAACTGGTAGGTAAATTTTCGGGTAAGGCATTTTGGGGAGAAGATAAACTAAATGAAGAGACAGCACGGAGTTCTATGAAGATACTTAACGACCATATTAAGTTTATAGGTACACAAGAGGACTCTGTAACTATTGAATCTATAATGGAACAAGCTAAGATACTTAATTATAGATTTGGTCTAAATGGTCTTGTTATCGATCCGTGGAACACGATTGAACATAAATATGGAGATGGAGAGAATGAGACTTTATATATATCAAGAGTGCTTTCACAGCTTAGTGCATTTGCCAAAGTAAATGAGTTACATATATGGCTAGTAGCACATCCAAGAAAAATGGAGAATGGTGTTGATAGGAAACCTGTTGTTCCCACTCCCTATGATATAAGTGGTTCAGCTAATTGGTTTAATAAGTGTGATAATGCAATTACTGTGCATAGACATAAAACAGATGAAGATGATTATGCAGGTATTCATGTTCATAAGATTAGGTTTCAATATAAGAATGGTAAACCTAATCAAGGTCATCCTGCAAAACTAAAATACAATTTGACTAATGGTAGGTATTATGAGTATTTTGAAGAAACCCAATTTAAAGAAAATCTTTTTGAATAAAACCTCAGCTATAAATAATGAGAAATACAGGAATCAAAGTAAAGAAAGGCATATAAGACATATGCGTAACAGGCTAGCAGAAGAGTTTGATGAGATTTGGATTAAGTATAACAACAACAAAGCCACATATAATCAATGGGAACAAGCATTGGATAAGTGGATAAATGCGGAGTTAATATGAAAGTAAAACGATATATAGTAACCCCAGATAAACATTTTCCTATGGCTGACATGAAAGCTATAAGTGTTGTTTGTCAAGCTATAGAGATTATAAAACCAGACGGATATATAGATTTAGGCGACACAGGAGAGTGGCATTCCGTGAGTCATTGGCAGTGGAAGAAAAAGAAAAGACCTCCGCTAGAATATCAGATACCATTTGTTGATGAAGAGATTGCTCAAGTTAATAAAGGCATGGATATAATAGATGAATCACTAGATAAGGCTAATGTGAAGATAAGACACTTTATTGAAGGCAACCATGAGGATTGGTTAAATAGATTTGTAGAAGAGAATCCTTACTTGGCTAGTAAATATAAAGTACCTAATGCTTTAAGGTTAAAAGAGCGTGGCTATAAGTATCATAGATTAGGTAAGATGTTAAAGATTGGTAAATTAAATTTTTATCATGGACATCACTATGCAGGTATTCAACATACTAGAAATCACTTACTTAGAATGGGTGGAAATGTTATGTATGGTCATCATCACGATATACAACAATCTAGTGTAACTCACATTGATGGTGTTAAGTCTGCATGGTCTATTGGGTGTTTGAAGGATATGAGTGCAGAGGCTAATGAGTGGCTTGGGAACAGGGCACATAATTGGCAACATGCTTTTGCCATAGTAGACTTTTATAATAATGGATTTTTTACTGTACATCTAGTTCAGATTGTAGATGGTAAAACTTCATTATGGGGAGAATTAATCAAAGGTTGATTTATATCAAAGGAAAGGAGTAACTTCTGATATGAAAAGAGAGACAATAAGAGTTGAGTTCCCTGAAGATGCAAATAGTGAAGAGATCACTTTTGTAAGGAATCAACTATTTAAATTATTAGAGAGGCATTCATGCACTCTAAGAAAGATTTCAGAACATGAAGAGTGATGCTATATATTACGCTACTATAGGTTGGGATGGTATTGATGAGTACACTCAAGGAGACAGAACGATTACTAGGATGAATATTACTGATTTGATTGAAGGTGTACAAGACTATCTTCATACTTTTGAATCAAGGCATCCCTATCTAGAATGTGCTAGTGTAGAGTATAGGGATGGTAGAAAAACTGTTGAATATAAGGATTTGACAGAAACAATAAAAAACACAATAAAAAAGGAGAATGAAAAGAATGGATAAGAATACATTCAAATTAAACCCAACTGATGCTAATGTTGTAGAGCTACTTTATAATCAACCTAAAACAGGTACTAATAACTATGGAGATTGGTTCTTGTATGGTGTGAGAAAAGATGGTGTAGAGACTAGCTTTTTTGCAACAGATGCACTGCATAAGAAGTTATCAGTTTATAGTCAAGGTGCAAAGTTAAGTATAAAAAAAGAAGAGTATGCTCCTGGTAAATCAGCTTGGACAGTTCAACCTCTAGAGGGTACAACTGCATCTGCTCCTACTGCTTCTACCACAAGAACAATAGATGATAGGACTCATGATATACATAAGCAGGTATGTTTGAAGTTGGCTGTTAGTATATTTACTAGCAATAAAGAAGTTGGTATTTTGTCTGGTGCTGATATATCAATCATCGAGGCAAATACTTTGGCATTGTTAGACATATTAGAGTACAGCGAAAAAGTTAAAGGTTTAACTTCTTCTGACGATCCTGTAGTCAATGATGATATGCCATTCTAATTAATCCCTCTGTGAAGAAATCATTATCAAAGAAATTAGACCAAGCATGGGCAGACAAAGTTAAAGAATATGGAATGTGTGAATACTGCCACAAGACTAAGCCTCTTAATGCTCATCATTTTTATTCAAGGTCTATTCGCTCTGTTCGTTGGGATATTGATAATGGTTTTTGTCTCTGCGTTGGATGCCATGTGTTCTCCTCCAAATTCTCTGCCCATAAGACTCCTGCCGAGTTTGTTGAATGGGCAATAGAAAAGCGTGGCATCCAATGGTACGAGACTTTAAAAGAAAGAAAGAACCAAGTAGTAAAATTTTTAGATAGCGATTATGAGGAGATTATAACTAAATTAAGACAAATAGAATTTGATTTTTAGGAGAATTAAATGAAAGTAAAAAAGATTAAAGATAAGGTAATGAGCATTTGGAATCATACTGAAATGGAGATGGATGATTTATCAAAGGCTGGTATAAAGAAACACATTGATAAGATTAGTGATATAGTTAATGAACTTATTGGTGATATAGAAGAATTAAAAACTTGCTCAGTTTGTAGCTTTGAAGTCTGCGATACATGTGTAGATGGTATGGAGAAACAATATTGCGAGTAATATTTGCCCTTCAATCTGAATTAATATTTAATAACAAGTGGTTGTTAATAAGGCAGATAAACAATGTGGTTGGCGTTGCATTGTGGGGCAAAAATTTTAACTAAAAAAGGAGAATAACATGATAGAAATAATGTTAATGTTTGTACTAGCATTAGTAGTCTATAATAGTAGTTTATGGGAAAGTGGTGCTTGGGAAACCACTAAGTCTAGATGGGTGTATTGGAGAGATAAATGAACGTACCAGACTTTATGAAATGGGCAGAGTCTATGCAAGAAGAAGAGAATAGACTCATGCTTGTAAAAGGAGAAGAGTACACTGTTTCTAATGAAGATAAATTTAAGAACTTTAAAAGCATTGGAGACAGGATGGAGTTAAATGCAGAACATGTTGCTTTGATTTATTTACTAAAGCATATGGACTCTATTAGGAACTATGTTCTTAATGGTAAAGAGGCTTCAGAAGAACCTATAATCGGCAGGATACAGGATGCAAGAAACTATTTATTATTGTTGGGTGGAATAATTGCCGAAAGAAAAAACACGAAAACTTGATTCTATACAATGGGTTATTGATGCACTTGATAGTCCTATAATAGAAAAGAGATCACGAGAGAACCATAAAACTGATGAGATTAGGGCAGATGAATCTTTATTTTGGTGTCCTGAATGCAAAAGAAAATGGAATATATTTGAGGGCGAAATGTGGAGTAGCCCTGATATGAAACTATGGGATGAAAAGATATGTCTAGATTGCGATTCCCTTGCAAGATAGAAAATGGTAGTTTGGTTCTCCTAAACAGGGCAGAGTTTGATAGTGCTATCCTTAACCTTTCGGGAGAGTATTATCTTGAACTTCACGAAACTGGAGTTCGCTCTGCCCAACAGAACAATTATTATTGGAAGATTGTTCAGATTATAGCAGATGACTTAGGCTATACAACTCAAGAAATGCACTCAACAATCAAAGCACACTTCAATGTGCAAAGCACTAAAACCTTATCTACTAAGGAGTTTGCTACATTTATAGAACGTATAATTAGATGGTGTGCTGTAGATCTAAACATAGTTATACCTGATACTAAAACTCTTCTTCAATCTTCATAGACACATTAAATACATCAGGTGCAACTTGAGTCATGTCTAAACTATTTTTTCCAAACCTAGCAAATAGATAATCAGATTCATCTGGACTTGTGCCATCTTGAGTAAATATAAATGGTATATGACTACCATGTGTATAATTCCATATATCACTTACAACAGTGTCATCTGCTTGAGTTTGTACATCATAAGTGCTAGGCATTACATCACTTGAATTTAAATAGCTAAATTTCATATCATATATCATTCTACCGCCATACAAGCCTCTTTTATCATTGCCTGTGTATGTTTGAAATGGTGAAAAGTTAGTTGTCGATAGTAAACTTTTACCATAACTAGATAATGTAGAAAATCTTTGACCGCCTGATGATTCTTGAATTTTTTGCTTATCAAATTCAATACTGCGTTTTACATTTAAATCTGGGCTAATAGGCATATCATAATATTCACCTATAATTATACATCCTATTTTTAAATCAGTTGATGAAAATTGATTGCTAGTTACTCCTTCAAATTGGATACCAAAATACCTTGCATCTATCTCATTAAATGTTATTATGGTGCTACCATCAGCACTTGGAGTTACTAACTTATGTAGTTCATTATCACTGTCTTGATTAGTGTCGTTTGACACAGCACCATTAAATATTTGTGTTGGTTGTATTCGTAAAGCATCGGGAAAATCTACATCTCTTACATCACTTGCACTAGATGTATCGTATGCTATTTTAAATCTAGCATCTGCTGACTTCATATTATGATTAAGGATTGCAACAAAGTTTGTCTTGTAACTACCAAATGCAAAATCATATGAAGTAACTACATGATCAGAAACATTAGATGCAGTATCAAACTCTACTTGATTTAATGGTCGCATATCAATTAATTCAGGTAAATCGCTAGTATTTTTTAAACCGACAATACTACCACTTGTTGCTTCAACGTTTAAAGCAAATGTTGGGGATATCCCCCTAGTTAGTAAATAATTTAATCTATCTACATAAAATCTTGGTTTTCTTATATTTAAATTTGCCATTAGCCTACTTCCCTACATTCAATACTTACAGAGCCAATACTCCTGTTTAAACTTGTTATCATATAGTATTGAGAGCCAGTCGTATTCCAATTATGACCAAAAGGATTGACTGGCATATCTTCAAACTTTACTATATCTCCTGTTTCTAAATTATATGATTTACTTGAATTAACAATATCACATTTTATTATTTTTTTAACATCACCTATTATATTATTATAATATGAATAAAAATCAGCATTAGGATCTGATTGTGGGGTACTTGCTGGTGTCCCAACATTCATGTCTAGCTTAATTTCTTTAGTGTTTTCTTGTGATTGTATTTTATATTTTGTCCTAACTTCATCATTTGATGATGTTAGATTTGCAACATATCCTTTTATTGCTGGATGTTTTTGATAATTAATTATCATTTTAGAAATTACATTATTAAATCCTGACATTGATACTTGTATATTTTTAATATCTCTATTTGTCAATGTTTGTGATGCAGAAAGTTCACTAGATTGTTTTATATATATTACTCTGCTTGTTGAATCTGCCCTATATTTAAATATAAACCCAAACTCATAAGTTATTTTATCTAAAATAGTTTGTATATCTTTAGGTTCTAGTGTCCAATATCTTATTTTCCAATTATCAATATGTCTATCTGTATGTAAATCTGACCAACCATCGGGTGTAATTGTATCTAATCCTACAAACCTAGTAAGTATATCTCTTAATGCTTCATGTCCATGCTCAACTAAATCAGCACTACCACTATATGATTCAGTTAATCCATCGTTAGCTACATATAGCATTTCTTCAGGTGCTTCAGATACTCTTTGAGTGTGTAAAAATATATCATATATTCTAAATTCTGCATCAAAAGATGGTAATGATTCTCCAATTTCATTTAAATCAAATTCAATTTCAAATGTAGCAGATGTTGTATTATTATTAAATTGAGTATAAATAGTTCTTTTAGATTTATCGGTAGAAGTATAGCCAACTGAAATGTCTCCTCTAGTTCGAATTGTGTTGTTACCAAAATCATCTCCACTCCTATCAACATCAATTTGGTATGTTAATCCCAAAACAGTAATAGTATTATTTATTCTAATTAAAGTATTATCATCGTGAGATTCTTTTTTACTATCAAAGCCTCTACTAACAGTTAATGTATTTGAAGAAATACTATCAACAATCATTTTTTCATCATCAACTTTTATTATATCTCTTTCAGTTACATTAGTAGCATCATCAACATTAAAACCTGTTTCAGTATCTGTTAATGCTTCATTGGCTAATACTCTTAAATTAGTAGAAGACCTTAATATTTTAAAATCATCTGATGATTTACCTGATACTGAGTGAAAGTCATAATCTAAACGAATCCTTACTGCACCTTCTTGCCCATCTATATCTATTGAATAATTAGCATAAGTATTTGAATCTCCATCAAATGCTTTTTCTGCATCTGTTATTGTAACTCCATCATTACTAGATACTTCTACAGATTCTGCTCTTTGTTTAAAAGACCTAAGTTGTGATAAATCTGACTGATCATGTTCTGCATTATCTGTATTAACAGTGCTTGCTATTGCATTTTCCAAAGGTACAAATGTATCAACACTTTTTTCATATACAGCTAACTGCCCATCACTAGATGTGTTATTGCCATCTATATATAATATTTTATCACTAAATGTTTTATTTAATGGAACTGGTCTGTATGCTTTAGAAGATAATTGAGACTCAAATAAAGGCGATGCAAAAGTAGTGGCAGAATTTTTAGTATAATTACCATAACTAATTGGCACATAAATATTCTTTTGAGTAGTTTTTTTAGTAGGCATAGATAAAAAATCCCACGGTCTTTTTTCTGTTAATTGAATATTTACACTTGAATCATCATGCGAAACATTAATTAACCTACCTTGATATATTTGTAAACAATTAGATAATGATGAGTTATCGTTTAATTGGGAGTATATTCTAACATTATAATTAATATATTCAATGTCTCCTAAAAATAATTTAGATGATATATCACTGCCTTTATATTTAAAGTTTGCAATACTAAATGATACATTGCTTGTTTTAGCTTTTGAACTTTGTAGCTCTATACTATCCCTTATTGAGCCAGTTTTTGTTACAACACCATGATAAAATACATCATTTACTAATGTATCTGTAGTAGATAATGGTAAATACCCACCATAAGTTGCACCATTAATAGTTCCATGTTGATTATTGCCTGATAAATCATTTATTACAGGTTCGCCATTATTAAGTTCCCAATAACCTTTTAAATTACTAGATTGATTGTAATTACCAAAATCATATAGCAATGATTTATAATTACCATTATTAAATATTGCTGTAATATTATTAGAGTTTAATTGTCCACTAAAAATAGCTAAGTTTTTTATATCAATTTTTGTATAAGTATCTGTGCCTCTCTGTTCTCTTGCAATCATGGCACTTGCATTAGGATAAACTGGGTTTGTAATACTGCTATTTCCTATAGCAGTTTTATTAGTTTGAGTTGCTAATGTCGAACCAGTTCCTATATACATTGCAGTATCTCCAGTTCCAGTTGCAAAACTTGTAGTAACTGCAAAAAAAGTCCATTCATCTAAAGCAAATGTTGTATCATCGCCAGTTATTCCTGCATAATCTGTGTTTACAAGCCCAGTATTATCTCCCCAGAAAACCATTAACTTATTATCAGCATTTTTAGCAACATTTACACCACCCCAAGTTGTATCATTATCACTAGAGGTAAATATATATCTAGTGTTACCAAGTGTGCCAAACTTTACCCATCCACAAATAGTTATTCCTGTATCATTTTTTAATGCTAATGCTGAGTTAGTTGTTGTTGCTCCTAAATCTACAAAATCATTAATTCCATCAAAACTTAAATAAGAATCATTATTAAATAATTGATATAACCAATTCTCTTTTATATTAGAGTTTTTAGATGCATTTTCGTAATTAGATGGAAGTGTTAAGCTCATGCAAGGTTCATCCTTTGTGCTTTTTCTATTGCAGGTATAATTGTATCAACTACTGTTTCATCAACAAGTGGTGCTGATATATTAACTGTTACTCCAGAACTGCCTGTTTGATTCATTGTGGCAAGATTGTCTATCCCTATAGATTGTACTGCATTACGAGACATTACAAATTCACCCTTTTCTGCTTCAATCATTGTACCGCCTTGTGAGTGTAATTTACCTCCTACTAAACCACCTGCTTCAAATTTTTGTGATTTGATTTTAGATACATTTGTTAAACCAGTTGCTATTACTCCAGCCATTGCAATTACATTTGTAGGAAATGGTAACTTAGAATTAAGCACTTTGTTACCAGCACCATATGTATCTATAATAGCTTGTGCTAATGCAAGTGCTTTACCAAGTTCAAAAGTTGCTTTGCTAGTTTTAGCTAACTCTGATAATGCACCTATGGTATTAGAGACTGTTTCTAATTTAATTTTATTTAGTTTTTCTTCTAGACTCATTTCTTTTCCAATAAGCTCTAGATTCTTTTTTCTAAATTCTTGTTCAGTTATATCTCCATTATTTAACTGTAACTGATTTAATATTTTTTGATCATCAAGCAAGTTTAACTCTTCTTGAATAGCTAATCCACCTAACATTGCTTCGTTTTTATTTCTAAGTATATCAAGTTCTTGTTGTGCTATTTCTATCCTATAAAGACCTACTGTAGTAGCTTCTGAATCTGTTTTGTTTTTATCTTTTTGTGCATTATTTGCATCAATAATGCTGTTCATGTTTCCTAAATTTAAATCTAATAATTTTTTATCTATTTCTGCTAATTTTTCTTTATTATTTTTTTGAACAACAAGTGCATCCATTTTTTCTCTAGAACTTCTTCTATCAAAAGCATCTATTGCTTGTAGTGCTTTTGTTCTTCTAGCTAATAAAATTAACATAGCTTCTTCACTTGAAGTAAATTCAGTAATTGGCTTTCTTGCTAATGTAATACTATTAAAATAACTTGTAGCTGATTTTGCTAAATGAGTAAAAACTCCAGCCATTGTTGTCATTAAAGGGGCTAAAAGCTCGCCTGTAGCAGATGCTAAATCAGATGATGAGGCAGATAGTTTATCATAAACATCCTGAGTTGTAAGTGTTTCATCTCCAAGAGTTTTAACTTTGGCTCTTGCAGATTCCATTGTGGCACTTAAAAATGCTTGTTTTTTCTCTGCATCAGTTAATTGCTCAACATTTACACCTAATTTTTTAGCATATTTTGTGTATGCTTCATCAGATTTAACAATAATACCAATGTTATCTAACATCAGTCTTGATTGCCTACCTATACCAGTAACAAGTGATTCAACAGATGATGCAGTATCTTTACCTAATGCTCTACCAAGTCTTTGAGCAATATCAAACATTTCAGCCATTTCATCAGAATTTTTAGATACTCCAAGAATCATAGCATTATTTGCTTGTTGAAATAAATCAAATTGAGACATTGTTCCATCTGTAGCTTCTTGCAGTTGTTTAAATGCTATTTTGGAGCTATCAGCACTTCCTGATAAGGTATCAAAGGCTCTTCCCATAGACTCTACTTTTGATGCTTGTACTGCAAATCTACCTAATTGCCTTATTCCTAAAGCCATTACAAAATTAAATAATAATAATCTTGATCTAATTACAGCTAGAGTTCCACCTAATATTCTAGTTCTAGCAGTAGCTTTTCTCGTTCCATTACTTAATCCTTTTAAAGCCCTGATATGTTTATTAACAGCTACTCTTGTTTTTTCTAAGGATACTTTGTGCCCTCTCATGGCTTTAGTAAGTAATTTACCAGAGACACCAGCTTTTGCCATACTAGAGTCTAAACCTTTTAGTTTTATATCTAAATTTTTAAATTGTTGAGAAACTTTTTTCCCAGATTGAAATTGAGCTTGTTGCTCTCCTGTAAGTCTTTTAGATACTTCAGAAAGTTTTTTTATAGCATTAATTAATTTATCACTATCTTCAGGTATAAATTTTATTCTAACTTCGTTTGCCATTTTTTATAGCCTCTGCTTTCTTACGCTCTATTGCATTTTTAATTAAAAAACTTTTTTCTACCCATTTAAATGGTTGTTCTCCATAAGAACCTTTATATGGACTAATACCAAATTGCTCGGAATATATATATCTTGAAATGTCTTTTTGTGCTTGACTATCAACTAATACATTTAAACAAGCAAAAAAGGGTAATTGCTTAACTACAGCTTCAGCTATATTAAAACTATTACCCTTTTTATTAGTTTGCTTAACTTCATCAATTAAAAGCTCTATAACTTCTTTAACGTCATTATCTGATGTAAAAGTACGAGTTTGATATTTCCCATCAATTAAGATAGGAATACGAGCTTTATAAGGGTATGTATGATGCATACAACCCCCACATTGATTGGTTACATGTATGTTGTACTCTAATGTGAGGGCATCTATTCCCCCAAGCGTTGGTAGTCCTGTATAGCAACTGATAACTCATTTTTATCATCATCATTTAAAGATTTAATGAAGTTATCATCAGCACCTTCTGATCCCCTACGAATCCAAGCTGTTCTAGCTTTTGAGAGATTTTTAATTGCAACTAAATTATCTCCATCGTATCTCATTTCAGGTACGTCATTGCAAAAATCAATATCATCAACTGACATTTCTTTTATTTTAACTTCCTTACCACTACTTAGCTTAATGTCTTTCATTATGAAGTCTCTATCTGTACAATCGGATTAGTATCTGATGCATCATCATAGAATGCTCTATATGAAAATTCTTGTTTCCAGCCTTCATCTGCTAAATCCGTAGATATGCTTTCTACCATAACTTTAGGAGCAGTTACTTCAAATGTAGAGTCTCCCACATTTAATACAATACCTGTGCTAGTATTAGTAGCAATATCTGCTGAGTTTTTATCTCTTTTACATCCTAAAGCTCCTGTAACTTCATAAGCACCTATAGAATATCCATAAGGTGCAAATTCTGCACCAGATTGATAGCTAACTCTATTAACAGGTCTAGATATGTTAAGAGAAAAATCATTAATTAATACGTCTTTACCACCTAATGAGTTAATACTAATATCATGTGCATTAAATACTACACCTGATACATCTGTAGCACTAGCTGGAGTTAATGTGCTTTCTACTGGGATATATCCAGTTACAAAAGTAGCTACGCAACTTAATGCACCCCCATCTGTACCTATACCATAGGATAGTTCCATGCTTGTACACATAGCACTTTTATAATGCATGTCATTACCATCGCTGACACCAAAATCTGAACCACCATTTTTAAATAAAATTGTAACAGGGACTGCATTAGCAACACCATCTCTATATGAAACAACCGCTGGAGAAGATCCTAGTAATTGATTATCTCCATCAGAGTCTCCAAATAATGCTCCACAAATTCTATTAATAACTCCAGCAGTACCGTGCATAGTAAGAGAGATTTCAAACATCTGCTCTGTTCTATTATGTTTTGCTCCTGATTGCTGTTGTCCAAATGAGTTTGCTCTTGATGGAGCTACTCCTAAAGGAGCTTGTTTATCTGCTATAGAGTAGTCTACTACAGGTAACCTAGTCCAAGTTCCGTTAGCTAGTGTGGCAGTACCCATTGTTATTTCAGTTCCTATAAATACTGCTACATCACTTTTTGTTTGAAATTTAGTATCTATTGCCATCTTATTTCTCCTTACCTGATCCTTGTAGATATTCTAATAATTCTTTTGGTGCATCACATTCTACGGATTCACCTGCCATTAATTTTAAATGCTTACTAGCACTGCCAAATGATAAATAATTTTTATCAGGTGGTAGTTTCTTGTAAGACTCTTTTGCTTTGTATTTCATACTATTCCCTAACTTTTTAGTTTCTTCATAGTTATCCTAAGTTACCTAAATAATACCCTCGCCATTCCCAACGCATAACATTCAATCCTTCTATTTCTGATTCTTCTTCAGTCTTTTCGTTTATTCTGCAAGTCTCTAATCTGCCATTATAGAAAGTATTTCCTGCTCCTTTTACATTATTTTGAAATAAGGCTTCTATGTGAGACACTTGTCTTAGAATATGTTCCCAAGTGTCTTTTTTTACTGTTTTTTCTTTAAACGTATAAGATACATCTACGATGTAATCTCGTACTTCACTTAAATTTGTTAATTCTATTAAATCTGTGCCTACAGGATTAAGTCTTATAGACTGATTTCCCATGTCTTTAAAATCTCCTGTGTATATAGGGATTGTACCAGCAAACTCATTATTTAAAAAAGTCCTTATGGTATCTAGTATTTTATCATCCCATATATTAACAAATGCTATCATCTACGAGTCATCCTTATTGAGTAAGGCATACCTGCATCATCTACAGATTCATTCTTACCAAAAAACTCTATTTCCCATTTGTCATTTAAAGTTGCTGTATCAGCAGTATCACCTGCAAATCTTATATAAACATCATTAGCTAATGGTTGATATTGACCATTAATAGTCTCTGTGTAATCAGCGGTATCTCCATTATTCATTCTTTCAGCACCTAGATTATCTGCATCTTTTTGCCATACAGAATATACAGCAGTACCCATAGCACCACCTGTAGTAATCTTAACACCTACCCTATCATATATATCATAGTAATGTCCTCTTGTATCAACAAGATTTATTGCACCACTAACTGATACTTGCCTAATTACACCTTTACTAGAATCGCCTGATACTTGCCATGATAACTTTGTAGAGCCATCATTTAATGACATTATGTTTTTATCTGCTTCTTCAAATAAAGCATTTGCTAACTCAGATGTAGGATCATTAGCTCTAATAAGAAAAGAACATGCTAATAATGCTGTAGTCCTTACAATTATATAATCGTAATTACCATCTTTGTCTTTAAATTGTTTTCGGGGCAATCTGCCATCTAACCTAGAATCAAGGTACTTCTCGGCATTGGATATATAGCGTGTTCTTAAAGTATCCCAATCATCTCCGCTTTCCATAAGCATATCGTTGGGATTTGTGGCATCATTATAATAATACACCGCATCATTACCATCGTCATAATACCACTTATCATTTGCGTTTACGTCAGATACACTGGATTGAACTGCCCCTAAATTCTTACCATTAGCAAATAACTGAGTTACTAACCCAATATTGTTTGCTCTATATCTACTACCTGCATCAACAACAAAACCATATAATGCAGTTTTAGTATCAAACTCATCTATTGATGGGAATACATCTTTTAAATCTCTGTTAGTACAATATGCCATAGTGTTCCTATATTACTATCTTATCTATTTTAATACAATATAAAAAAGTTAAATGTTTAACTTTTTAACTCTACATGCACAAGATCGTCAAAGTGATTGTCTTTTGTTTGTCCATCACTATCCCAATCGCATCCAACTCTGACTGGTATTTTCATTACATGAGCAATACCTCTTATCATACCACACATATAATGAAATGTATCTCTATCTTCCCAGTCTATAGGATATGGGGCAAGGTCTACTGCCTTACCATCAATATGCTTTGAATATTTCGTCTTACTAGCACCTTTAGCAACTAATTCATCTTGTCTTTCTTGCGACCTTACCCCTTCAATAATAGTAACATCCATTATTTTGATGAGTTCGTTTAAGACAAATATTAACTCAGGCTTTACACCTTTAAGTCTTTCTCTTGATCTTTTACCGAACCTGTACATTATTTTTTCTTTTTTTTCTTAGTTTTTAACTTTTTTCTTTTTTTCATTGGCTTTGCTTTACCAAAACCATAACCTTTTCCTTTTGGCATTATTTTTTCCCTCTCTTTTTTATTTTTTTTATCTTACCATTTTTTGTTCTAGCAAACCTATGTGTTTTAGTTTCTCTGATTAATGTACCAGAATATCTTTTACCACCATAAGTCCAACTTACTCTTTTAGCCATACTACCACTTAACCTTGTTTGCCCAATATGCACCTGACATTTTGCCCCTAGCAATATTCTTACGATGCCTAGCCTTAAATGACCTACGTTTTGCTTTCATTCTAGCAGACTCTCCCTTTTTAGGTTTACCTGCTGTCTTAGCACCTTTCTGTCCAAACCTAATTAACTTAACTTTACTGCCTACTTTTGCAAGTACAACATGTGATTTAGTTCTATGATTTGGTGTTCTTTTGGGTTTATTATAACCACTTAAACCAAATCTAGCTAGTCTTGGATCTCTTTTGCTTCTCCTTTTTTTAGGCATTACTTACCTCTAAATAATCCCTCTACTATATCTGCTACTAAATCAACGCACTTTTCAAAAAAAATTTGTTCTTTTTCTTCAGATACAAAAGGTATATCAATTTTATCATTTATTTTACTAGCAAGTTCATCCTGAAACTCTTCAGACTGTACCCAAGCAACTGCTTTTTCTTTAAACTGGTCAGCTTGAGATTCAGCAACTGCTAACATTATTTTTTTAATATCCATTTTATTTTCCTATTTAATGTTTACCATTTAATCTACTTATAATGCCTTTGATTTCAGATACCTGATTATCTAAGTCATTAATCTCTTTTGTTACCCCATCAAACTTTCTATCTAATTTATCGTCAGATTTATTCCACCTGTTTATTAATTTGATAACAATGTTTTCAATATTTTCTAAGTTCTCACTTTGCCCTTTGTTTTCTACTTCTAGTTGTTTTAATGCCTCGGCTTGTTCATTTCCTCTTTTGTTCATTGAATAAACCATGAACATAAACATAGCACCTACAGCACCAATCATACCAGCTTCTGAATATATTGCTAGAAAATCCATTATCTCTTTCTCCGCATTTCTCTGTTAATAAAGTAATTATGATTAAAGTCATCTTCTGTGAGGACTACTTTCGTCTTTTCTTTTTTCCCCAAGACAAAGGGTTTAAATTTAATTCTGTTTCGTACCATTCTAATTGTTCTTGCATTTTAGTTATTTTGACTTCTTCCTCCTCTATGTGTTTTTCTACAAGTTCTGCAATGTCAGTATTAGCAAGTTCCATTCTACGCTCAAGCTCTCCAATGCGATTTTCAATGCGTAAGTAGCCCATAACAACAAAGCCAACTCCCACAATAATTTGAATAAGCCACTTAATGTTAAGACTAATACGAAAGTTATCATCAAGTTTTGTAACTCCATATGACCTGTACGTCTTTTCATTGCTCATGGCTTATAATACTTATAAAAATCTTCTATATTTTCTGTATCTACAACTATAAAGATTGGACTAACGATATTATTGCCTGTACCGCTCCCACCAACAATGGCATATGCATATAAGCCATCCTGATAAGGACTTTTGATTGTATCATTATCAAACAAGTGTAAAAAACTTGTATCACTAAATACTGGCACAAATTCTGCATCCATTAACTCTTCTACTTCTATCCTTCTATTATCGTTGTAATCTACTAATGTTCCTATATTTGTGGTTCT